CTGCAGATGACCATGCACAATTTTCAGTAGCTTTTCCTAAGTCTTGGAATGAAGGTACAATTACTTATCAATGTTTTTGGACACCTAGTACTACGAATACAGGCGACTGTATTTTTGGTTTACAAGGAGTTTCTTGTGGTGATAGTGATACTATTGACGTTGCTTTTGGAACAGCAGTAAATATTACAGATGCTGGTATAGGGACAGTAGAAGATCAACAAGTTTCAGCTGTAAGTAGTGCTGTAACAATTGCAGGATCTCCTGCAGTAGATCAACAAACTTACTTTCAAATATTTAGAGATGCAAACGCGGGTGGAGATACATATACCGGAGTAGCAAGACTTTTAGGTATTAAAATATTCTTTACTACTGATGCAGCTAACGACGCATAAGGAACTAGAATATGAAGGATATAAAAAATAATCTTACTTCAGGTAAGAACTCATCAAACATAAAACCTCACAGAGGTAAATCTTTTGGTTATCAAGTTTTAGGATTTGGTGCCGGTGGAAGTATACCACCTTTTATACAAGCAACGGGTGGAACAATTACAACAAGCGGAGATTTTAAAACACATATTTTTACTGGACCAGGAACACTTTCAGTAAGTGCTTTAGCTCCTGCTGCATCCGGTAACCCTAATGTATCAGATTATTTTGTTGTAGCCGGTGGTGGTGGTGCAAGTAGTTCATATTCAGGTGGTGGCGGAGCTGGTGGTTTTAGAGTATCCAACCATCCCGGTTCAGGTATTCCCGCTCCAACTATGTCTCCTTTAGCAGCTGGTGGTTCAGGACCTAATACAACTGGGATTACACTAAGTGTACAAGATTATACAGTAACAGTTGGTGGTGGTGGTGCAGGTGGACCCGGTCCTTCTGTAGACGATGGAGAAAATTCAACTTTTGGACCAATAACTTCAGAAGGTGGTGGTGCTGGAGCAGGTTTTCCCGCTCCTCCTAGTGGAAGAACAGGGGGTTCAGGTGGTGCAGGAAGGTCTTTTGGACCAGGAAATAATCCACCTACAAGTCCTCCTCAAGGAAACCAAGGTGGATCAAGTCCTCCAGGAATTAATGCCCAAGGTGGTGGCGGTGGTGCAGGTGGTAATGGTGGTGATGGTGGCCCTGGTTCTAGTGTTCCAGGTGATTCTGGAAATGGATCTAATATTGCCGACACATTTATAGGACCAACAGCTCCAAGTTATGGAACTCCAGGTCCAGTAAGTTCTACGAGATATTTTTCAGGCGGTGGTCAAGGCGGTCGTGACTCAGGTGGTCCTTCTAATGCAGGCCCAGGTGGTGGTGGAAATAATAATCCAGCAAGTAAAGACGGAACAGATAACACCGGTGGTGGCGCAGGGGGAACTCCTCCTGGAGAAGGAAACGGTGGTTCAGGTATAGTAATGATAAGGTACAAATTTAAATAGGAAAATATTATGGCACATTTTGCAAAAATTACAGAAACAAACGAAGTACTTACAGTATTAACGTTAAATAATTCAGACATGTTAAATTCTAATGGTGTTGAAGAAGAATCTGTAGGCCAAGCGTATTTAGAAAAACACAATAATTGGCCAGCACATTTATGGATTCAAATTTCATACAACACAATACACAATACTCATAAAAAAAATGGAACTCCTTTTAGAGGAAACTATGTGGGTACAGGTGCTACTTGGGATGAAATTAATCAAATTTTTTGGCATAGAATTCCCCATCCAAATTGGGTAAAAGATTTAGCAACAGCTTCTTGGAAATCACCTGTTGGTGACGCCCCTGAATTAACTGCAGAACAGTTAGCAGATGTAAATAATAAATATTTGTATACTTGGGAAGAATCTATTGATTCTTGGATGTTAAGAAAACTACCTGTTGCAGCGTCTCCGGAATTAACTGAAGAACAAAAACTACAAAACACACAACTCACTCACTCTTGGAGATACGAGTGGAATGAATCAACTCAAACTTGGGACTTGACAAACGCTATAGCATAAATTAAAAATAATGGTGGTATGCAAAAGAAAGTATTAAGCGAACAATCAATTTATTTTGGCAAAATTAAAATGCCTAAAGATTGGGAAATAGATCAAAATGATTTAGCCCATCATATTTTACATTCTAATTTAACTAGTAAAGATTTACAGTTTTCTCCAACTTTAGATAAATTAAATACTTATGTAAAAGAATTTATTAAACTTAAATATAGTATTGGGTTAGTTAACAAAAAAGAATGGGGTAATATTTATAAACCTAAAGAAACTACGCTTCCCTTGTTAAATGTTGATCCACTAAATTTACAGGACTCCCCTGACTTTACATTATTATATGGTGTTAAAACTAAAAATTGTGTTGTTAAAATACATTATGATGACAATAGACGTAAGGGAATGAGTTGGAACTTAGAACTTGAAGACAATATGTTTATTATGTTTCCTTCAACTAATATGTATTATTTAACCAATAATCAAAAAGATTCATTAAATTTTGTGCAAACAATAACTTATGAATATATCTAATTATTATTGGCATTTTCCATCTGCAGTACCAGCAAGAATTTGTGATGACATTATAAAACATGGGTTATCAAAATCAGAAAGTATGGCTCTTATAGGTGGTTATGATGATAAAAAATTAACTAAAGAAGAAGTTAAAAATATAAAAAGTAAAAGAAATTCTGATTTAGTTTGGCTTAATGATACTTGGATATATAAAGAACTACACCCCTATATTCATCAAGCTAATAGAAATGCTGGTTGGAATTTTGAATGGGATAGAAGTGAATCTTGTCAATTTACAAAATATAAATTAAACCAATACTACGATTGGCATTGTGATTCTTGGACTAAACCATATGAAAGAGAAGATAAAAATTCTCCAGAACACGGTAAAATTAGAAAATTGTCTATGACCTGTCAGTTAACCGATGGTTCAGAATATGAAGGTGGAGAACTAGAATTTGATTTTAGAAACTATGATCCTCACATAAGAGAAGAAGTCAAACATTTGAAACAAGCAAAAGAAATATTACCTAAAGGAAGTATTATTGTTTTTCCATCATTTGTATGGCATAGAGTTAAACCCGTAACGAAAGGAACAAGATATTCATTGGTGATGTGGAACCTAGGATATCCATTTAAATAACATGCAACTAACTGAACATTTTAAAACACCTATTTGGTCAGAACAAAAATTTGATTTCTTAAAATCTTTAACTAAAGCTACGGATAAATATATTAAAAATGCTAGGACTAAGGATAAAAAAATAATAAAAATAAGTAAAGATTTTGGCAGGTCTCATTATTCAACTTCTTTAACTTTAGATAATAATTTTATAGATTTTAGAAACTATGTAGGACAAAAATCTTGGGAATTTTTAGACGACCATGGTTATAATATGAAACAATATGAAATTATGTTTAGTAATATGTGGGTACAAGAATTTAGTAAAAATGGTGGAGGTCATCAATCAGCACGCATAAACTGTAATCAACATGTATCGGGATTTTATTTTTTAAAATGTAGTGATAAAACATCTTACCCTGTTTTTCATGAACCTCGAACTGGAGCCAAAGCCACAAAACTAGTTATGAAACCAGATATAAAAAAAATTGTTAATGGTACAGAGCTTGTACATTTTAGACCACAACCAGGAACGCTACTTATTTTTCCAGGTTACCTCGAACATGAGTTTGTTGTAGATTATGGCCTTAAACCATTTAGATTTATAAGTTGGAATATTCAAGCAATACCAAAAAAAATAACTAAAGATGTTTAAAAAAAACAAATATACAGTTATCCGTCAAGCAATATCAAAAGATTTAGCAACTTTTGTTGCAAATTATTTTTTCATGCAAAAACAAGTTTATGATACTTGTAGAAAAAATAAATATATTTCTCCATATGAAACTATTATAGGTCAATACGAAGGTAAAGATGAACAAATTCCAAATACCTATTGTCAGTATTCTAATATAGCTATGGAAACTTTAATGTTAAAATGTCAACCAAAAATGGAAGAGATAACAGGGTTAAAATTATATCCAGCTTATACTTATGCAAGAATATATAAAAAAGGGGATGAACTTAAAAGACATAAAGATAGATTTAGTTGTGAGATATCAACCACTATGAATTTAGGTGGTGATGATTGGCCTATATATCTTGATCCAACAAACACTGATATCCCTGACCCAAATAAAAAGTATATTCCCGTTGGAAATAAAGGAGTTAAAATAAATTTAAAACAAGGGGACATGTTAGTGTACTCTGGTTGCCTATTAGAACATTGGAGAAATAAATTTAAAGGCAAAGAATGTATTCAAGCATTTCTTCATTATAATAATCGTAAAACACCAGGAGCTAAAGGCAATATGTTTGACAAACGTCAACATTTAGGTCTTCCATCTTGGTTTAAACGATGATATATCCCTATAATGGAGACAGTAATCCACCATACCTACTGTCTCCTTTATAAGGATTTTATATGTTACAAAAACTAGGTTTTTTACCAGGATTTAATAAACAAGTTACATCAACAGGAGCCGAGTCTCAATGGACCGGTGGTACTAATGTACGTTTTAGGTATGGTACACCAGAAAAAATAGGTGGTTGGAATCAATTAGGTGATAGTAAACTTACTGGTGCAGCTAGAGGATTACATCACATGGTTAATAGAGATGGTATTAAATACTCTCTTATTGGAACCAATAGAATTTTATACGCATACTCAGGAGAAGTTTTCTACGACATACATCCTTTAGTTAATCCATTAGGCACAGCTATTACAAGTGCATTTAGCACGACTAATGGTCAACCAATCGTAACACTTACATTTGGTGGTGCACATACTTTTGAAGCTGGAGACATTATTTTATTTGGTGAAGCATCTACATTCAGTGCAATAACTAATTCTAATTTTGGAGTATTAGATTTTGCTGATAAAAAATTTATGGTAACCAGTGTACCCGATGCTACTAGTATTACTATTACAATGCCTAGTAATGAAACCGGATCTGGTGCTACTACTTCAGGAGGGATTACTTTTTTTCAATACTATCATGTTGGCCCAGCTGAACAGGTTGGTGTTTTTGGTTATGGTATATCTCAATATGGTGGAACATCAACAAATCCTCAGACAACAACTTTAAATGGAGCCTTGTCCGCTAACTCAGCAGGGACAGGTGGAACAGGAACTAGTATTATTTTAACATCTGTATCAAATTTTCCAACAACAGGAACTAATTTTATACAAGTAGGCACCGAAGAGATTTCTTATACAGGAGTAAATACAGCAACAAATACTTTAACAGGAATAACTAGAAACGTTAGAGGAACAACAAATGCTCTTCACAACACAGGAGCCACAGTTACAAATTACAGTAGTTTTTCTGGTTGGGGTCAATCATCAGCTGACACAGATACTGTAGCGGAACCTGGTCTATGGTCCTTGGACAATTTAGGTAGTACATTGATTGCTTTAATTTTTAATGGTGAGTGTTTTGAATGGAATGCTGATCTAACTAATGCAACATCAACTAGAGCTACAATTATTACAGGAGCACCAACAGCTTCAAGAGATATGTTAGTATCAACTCCAGATAGACACTTAGTATTTTTTGGAACTGAAACAACTATTGGAGATAAAGCAACACAAGATGATATGTTTATAAGATTTTCTTCTCAAGAAAATATAAATGACTATCAACCTACAGCAACCAACAGTGCCGGTACACAAAGACTGGCTGCTGGATCACGGATCATCGGTGCTAAACTTGGTAGAAATGCAATTTACATTTGGTCGGACACTTCTTTATTTACTATGAGATTTGTTGGAACTCCTTTTACATTTGCTTACGAACAAGTTGGAACTAACTGTGGATTGATTGGTAAGAACGCAGCCGTTGAAGTTGATGGTGCTGCTTACTGGATGTCTGATAATGGTTTCTTTAGATACACGGGTAAACTAGAATCAATGGATTGCTTGGTTGAAGATTATGTTTATGATAATTTAAACACAACATCCAATCAATTTATTTATTGTGGTATTAATAACTTGTTTGGAGAAATTACATGGTTTTATCCAGAAGCTAACTCTAATGTTAATACACAATCAGTTACATATAGTTATTTAGATTCAACAGCTAAACGTCCTATTTGGTTTGTAAATGCAAGTCCTTTATTTATTAGAACAACTTGGCAAGATTCTGCAGTATTTGGTTTACCACATGCTACACAATATGATGCAAATACAGATGTGTCTTTTGATGTTGAGGGTAATACAGATGGAATTACTTATTACTATGAACACGAAACTGGACTTAATCAAATAAGACTTGGTGTCACTACAGCTATTCCAGCAGATATTACTTCCGGTGATTATGATATCACACAAAAAGTTGTAAAAGGTGCAGCCACTAACATGGCGGACCTTAGAGGTGATGGAGAAAACATAATGAGAGTTAGTAGAATTATTCCAGATTTTATTAATCAAAATGGAAACACAATTATACAATTAGATTTAAGAAACTATCCCAGTGATGCAGCAGCCAGTTCATCTCTTGGACCCTTTACCGTTTCATCAAGCACTACAAAAGTAGACACCAGAGCTAGGGCTAGATCAATAGCACTTACTATATCCAATACAGCTGTTGATACTAGTTGGAAACTAGGTACTTTTAGGTTAGACATACAATCTGGAGGAAGACGATAATGGCAAAAATAGTACAATCATTAACTAGAGCAAGTGAAGAATATAATGAAGACACATCTCAATCTTTAGTTAGGGATTTGGATGCTGTTATTGAAAAACTTAACACAACTTTTCAAGAAGAATTAAAACAGGAGATAGAAGCTAGAAGCTTCTTTTTAGATTAATGGCAGTAGTAAACCAATA